CGTCGACCCGATCGCTGCCCGAGTCGGAGCTCGAGTGGTAGGCGGCGGACATCGCCTTCTCGAGGTTCGTGGCATCGACGGCTCCGACAGCGGTCTCGATCGACTTCCAGAACTCGGAGCCTGCGGTCGCCGGGTTGATCCCGCCGATCGCCCCCGTCGAGTCGATGACGGCGTCCAACGACAGGAAGTCCTTCGTCGGGTCCGGTGCCGACTGGGTGCCGTACAGCTGCTTCGACAGCCGGTTCTTCAGCGTCTCCTCGGCCTGCATCACCTTGGCTTCGAGCAGCGAGAGGACCTGCTCCTTGCCGTTGTTGATGGCTTCTTCCAGGCCGGAGATGGCGATCGTGGCGTACAGCTGACGCCACGGGTACTGGGCCGCCGAGATGCCTTCCTGCGGGGTGATCGTCAGCTGCTGCCATTCGGAGTAGCTGCCGGCCTCGCCTTCGGCGTAGATCAGCGGTTCGACGATGGACACGCCGCCGTTGATCTTGCGGACCCTGCCCTTCGACATCATGTAGTTGAGGAGTGGCCGACCGTTGAAGATGTTGTCGGTCAGCGTCTTGTGGTAGTTGTGCATCGTCGTCGTCAACATGTCGTCCCAGTTGACGGGAAGATGCTGTGGGTTGGCTGCGGCCACGAGGATCCCTTCGGGGGTTCGGGCCTACGTCACCTGATTCCGAGCTCCCGCTCAGCTTGTGCGTAGGCCTCTGCGATGGTGAGAGGCCCAGCGTTGGCTGGTGCTGGTGAGGTGCCCGCGCGTGTGGCGGATCCACCGTTGCCGATCAGCTGTTGGGCGTTGGCCCCGGCCGCTTGGCGCTGTGCGTTGGCTGCCGCCTGACGCTGAGCGTTCTGCTGCTGGAGGGTCATCGCCCGGTCGAACGCGATGCTCTTCCAGATCGTTTCGAAGGACTCCGGACCGAGGCCCTGTTGGAGTGCGGTCGACACGACTTCGCGAACATCGTTCTGACTCAGCTGGTACCGCTGCTGGATGCTGCCGACCGTGGCCTGCAGGTGCTCGTTGGCCTGGCGTTGCTCCCACTGCTGCGTCAACGCTTGGTTTTGACGCTCGATCTGAGCGAGTCTGCGCTCGGTCGGGTCGAGGTAGGGGTTGTCGTCAGGATCCTCGTAGCCCCCCGGCGCCTGTTGCGCCGGGGCCTGCTGGCCGAACTCCACTCCGTACTGTTGGGCGAGGAGCCGAAGGGTTTCGGCGGGTTGGGCACGCAATGCTCGCTCGACGGTGAGTGCGTACTCGGCCTGCTGGCGTTGCTGTGCCAGCTCCTGGGTCTTGCGGGTGTAGTCGGCGGTCCGGCTGTAACCCGAAAGCGCTTCCCTGAGTGGAACCTCTTCGTCCTGGCCGTCGACTTTGACTTTGACGTAGCGGTTGGCTACGTCGTCGTCCAAGTCGAGGTAGGTGCGTTGCGGCTCCTCGGGTGGTGCCTGTTCGGCGGTTTCTCCATCCCCTCCGGTTGCCTCGCTCGGTGCGAGATCGGCCGGTTCGGAATCCCCTGTGAAGGGGTTTGTCTCCGACACGTGCGAGTCCTACTTCCTGGTTGCTCTGTGTCGTTGGTCATTGAACACATCAACCGCCGAGTTGTGCAAGCAGCTCGGGCGGGATCTGGGGGGCGGTGCCCATCGGCATCTGCTCGATCGGCGGTCCGGCGCCGGCCAGGTCGGCCGGTGTCGGCATCGCTTCGGGCGGCATCTGGCCGCGGGGCGGCTGGCCCCCCGGAGGCATGCCGCCCGGCGGCAGCTGGCCTTGCTGAGCGTTCGGGTCCATCATCTGCTGCTGCATCATCTGTTCTTGCGGGCCGTTGAGCAGGGTGGAGGTGTCTTTCACCCCGAAGCCGTATTGCAGGACGTAGCGGGCGAGCCCCATCGGGTTCACGACACCGGCCTGCACGAACGGGGCCATGGCGTCGACGAGCTGGAGGGCGGACTGACGGCGGAACGCTTCGTTGCGCGGTTCGGTGGAGCCGCCCTCGACTTCGAAGTCGTAGGAGCCTTGCAGGTATTCGGCGTCGTAGTTGACCCAGGCCCTTCCGGCGACGGAGGTGATGCGGGCCACCTGTTCCCCGGTGACGAACTGCTGCATCAGCCCGATGATCTTCTCGCCGCAGTCGGAGAGGAACGCCTCGATCTTCGCCAACTTGTCGCGCGAACGCGAGTTGGCGGCGTCCTGGATCATGGCTGCTTCGGTGGCGGTGCGACGGATCGCCGACTCGGGCTGGCCGCGCATGTAGTCGGAGACGCCGGACACCGTGTTGATGTCGTCTTCGATCAGCTGGGACTGGTTGTAGAAGTCGGGCGGGGTGCCGACCGACGGCAGCGGGGCGATCGAGCGGGCCGGGTCCGAATCCCCCATGACGGGCACCATCGAGTTGTCGACGTCGCTCTCGAGGGCGCGGACGCCGTCTTCGTCGAACATGTCGCGGGCGTAGATCCACTTCCGCGCGAAGCGCTTGCGGTGGTTGAGCATCTGGTTGCGGGTCTCGTTGAGTTCGAGCTGCAGGGATTCGACGGATTCGATCTCGCCCATCGGGTAGAAGTTGTCGGTCACCTCGTAGTTGCGCAGCATCAGGAACGGGTGCCCGGTGCTGTAGGGGATCGGTGCCGGTTTGATCAGGTACGAGTCGTTGATGGCTGAGCCTTCGTTCACCGAGTCCCCGGCGAGGGCGAAGGTGGACACCTCGTCACGTTTCAAGTCGTAGAACTCGATGATCTCGCAGTAGGAGACGGCGCCTTCGTCGGGGGTGTCGATGTCGGAGCGCCCGTCGTTGTCGCCCTGCCCGGACGAGACGAAGCGGGTGGTGACGGCGACGGCTTGACGGGCTTTGCGGTCGTAGCGGGAGTCGACCCGGACGTCTTGCACCGGGCGCCAGATCCGCTGTGCGATCCATCGCATCTCGCGGGGCAGCCGAGCGTCCGGGTCGACGAACATGTCGAACACACTGATGCGTTCGAGGTAGGGGCGGTCGGCGACGACGGCGGTCGACTCCGTCTCGGCGTTGCCGGGAACGGGCACCCGGTCGTCGATGCCTTCCTGATCGCCGGTTTCGATCGTGTTCTCGCCACCGAGCTCGCCGGTCGGCTTCGCCTCCGGCGGTTTCGTGAAGCGGTAGCCGGCTTTGCACCAGCCGTGGCCGGCGAGGATCCAGTCGTCGACGGCGAGACGGATCTCGTCCTGGTAGTGGTGGCAGCGCCACAGATAGTTGAGGACTTCCTCCACGATGACGGCGTTGGGTGCGTTGTCCGGTTTGCGGGCGTTGACGACGAACTTCGGGTTGTTGATGGCGACGGCGGGGGCGATCACGTTTTTGGTGGCGAAGACGAGGTTGATGACGAGGCGGTCGTTGCGGTCGGCGGCGGCGTACTGCTTGCCCCGGTACATCTCGATCATCCGGTGCCACAGGTCGTCGTAGTTGTCGGACCGCCACTTTTTGGAGCGGTCAATCTCGTCGCGGCAGAACTGCAGCTTGTCGGTGAGGCGCATGGGTGGCATCGGCTACCCCCAGCCGTAGGTGGAGGCTGGTTCGACGTCTACACCCAGAACGCGGTCGCCGAGGATCTCGGCCCGCTTTTCGGCGATCGTCGAATTGTGGAAGGAGTCGCGGGTGTAGCCGCCGCCGCCACGGAACGAGAAGCCGACGGAGGCGACCCGGCAGCGGTAGCACTCGCTGCGGTCCTCCTCCGAGGGCTTGCCGCAGCGGCAGCGAACCCTCATGTCACCGTGTAGGTCTTCGGGGTGGCGGAGAACAGGGTGCCGTTGCGCACGTTGACGGTCTGCGGGCCGGCGACGAGCAGCAGCAGCGGCATGGCGAACGTGACCGAGGTGGCCGACACGAACGTGGTCGGCTGGTCCAAGACGCCGAGGACGACGGTGGTGATGCCGGACACGAACCCGGTGCCGGTGCAGGTCACCGTCTGGTTGGCGGCACCGTGCACCCCGGTCGTCGGGCTGATCGAGGCGAGGGTCGGCGCCGTCGGTTTGGTGGTGCCCCGGTAGTTGACCTTCTGCTTGGTGAAGCGGGGCTTCCAGGCGCCGCGCATCACGCGGCGCTGCTTGTGGTAGCGGGCCAGTACTGCCATCGGGGTTCCTCACCTTTCGGATCGAACGAAGTGTCGTCCGATCGGTTCTCGCTCGGCCGGGGCGGCGGGTCCCCGGTCGAGCTTGCCGTTCACGGTATGTGCTGCCAGGTTCGACGAGTCCGAATCTGCCAGACATTTGTTGGATCGATACCGTACGCCTCCGCCACGACGCGAGATGACCTCTCGTCGGAACGGATCGCCCGCACCTGGTCCTCGGTCAACTTAGCGAAGTGACACTGCGTCCCCTTGCGGCCCGTTCGAACGAACCGACCCTTCGCCACGGCGTCGAGAATGTTGTCTTGCTGTGTACCGATACGCAGGTGATCAGGGTTGACGCATCTCGGCGTGTCGCACAGGTGCATAACGATCTTGCCTTGGATCGCTTCCTCGCCATGAAGGTCAGCCATCGCCTTGCGATGAGCAAGCACCTCGCGGGAGTCGACGCTGAGCACGCCGTACCCGGTGTTCACGGTGCGCCCTTCCCACAGCACGCATTCACCGCGCAGCACTTCTGACGTAGTTGCGGCCGATGGGTTCACGTTCGCGTTCGCGTTCATCCTTCGACGGTAGTCGACCGAACAGCATCTTCTCCATCCAGCCAAAAGTCCCTGGGGGAGGCTCATTTACCGGCTGGAACTCTCTCAGCCACACATACTTCAGCATCTGGCAGGCGATTGCGAGGCTCATCACACGGTCGTCCCACGGGGTGCCGTGCATCTTGCCGTCGCCCTCACGGATGAACGAGCGGAGTTCTTGGATGCAGTCGGCGTCGAAGCAGCGGACCTGCCCTTCGCGCAGCGCCTGGTTCAACTCGTCGATCGCCAACGGTTTCGTGATGGTGGAGGTGCGCCAGCCAAGGATCTCACTTGGCTGGGAGCGGGCCTTCGTCTGGGACCGCTGGTGGTAGAGCGGCGTGTACGCCATGCGGGCGAGACCCTTGTTGGTGGTCAGGCCGTGGTTGTTGGATTCGACGCCGACGAGGGCGTTGTTGTACCAGCGGCCGAGGTTGTAGACCACGTCCGTTCCCAGCAGATCGGCGTCGACGCGGTCATGGAAGCAGGCCACCACGTCGCGTTCTTTTGCGTCGATGACGTAGGCGACGGAGTAGTCGCCGTGCTCCAGCCCTTCGGCAACATCCACTCCGATGACATAGCGGGAACCTTCGGTCGGGAAGCGCCACACGCGCAGCGGCCCGTTGGGTTGCTCGTCAAAGTCGCGGCCTTCCAGGGTGGAGGCGAGGCGGCCGCGTAGCGGTTCGACGGCCTGCATCGCCCGCAGGGTCTCGACGTTGAAGACGGGGTGGCCGGAACGCAGGAACGCTTCGTCGGGGTCGTTCGGGTATTCCTGGGCGAGCTGCCAGTCGGGCAGGTCGCGGCGCTTGTTCTCGTACCATTCCTCGTTGCGATCGCCGGACCACCAGGGGAAGAAGATGCCTTTGAACCTGTTCGTGTTGTTTTGGGATCCGACCCACAGCTTGTGGAACAGGTTGCCTTCGCCGTGAGCGGTGCCGAGCATGATGACGCGGCCGCCGACGTCGGCGATCGGTTCGATCGCGGCCCACGCCTCGTCCGAGTTGGGGAGCAGTCCGAGCTCGTCTACGACGACGGTGTAGACCGTTTCACCGCGCGCTGGGTCACTGGCCGAGGGCAGCGACTCGAGATACGACTCGTTGCTCATCGCCATCCGCGTCTGGTTGACCTGGACGACGGGCCCGCGGTACTTCATCCAAGCCGGGAGGAAGCGGCTGCCATATTTGGCCTTGTCGAGCAGCTTGACCGCATCGCGCTCCGTCTTGCTCATC